AAAGCTATCAGTTGTAGCACCACCTGTAGCACCAAGTGAATAAGATCCTGATTTACCAATCACCATACGACTATTTACGTTTGGAACGTTAAAAGTGCTGGATCCATTACCTGATCCATATGTTGTTGAAACAAGTGCAAACAAAGCACTGTAAGTTGAACGTGAAACAGCTGCTCCATTACAATTTAAATAACCAGTTGGAATACTACCGGCAGCTGCAGCAAAAGGTAAAATCATTCCTGTTTGAACTGTAAAAGCTCCCGCTGAAGCTAGTTTAGAATCTATCTGAGTTTGCGCATTTGAAGCTAGTGTATTTATAAATTGATACTCAGAGTTAGTTACAGTGCCGTCAGCAACCTGTGTAGCTGCTATTGGAATGGTAGCATATTTTTGGGACTCATATGTTGCCATTTTATTTCTCCGTTATTTTCCAGCCGTGAGTATTTCCTGTAAATACAATCGTAAATGCAGCTCCTTCTGTTGAAACTGTTCCGTTTGCTGTTGCTCCAAATATTTTTTTACCATTTGGATTTATTGTTAATGCGTTAGTATCAAAATTATCTGCAACATCCATAAAAGAAACTTCATCTCCAACAACTGGGGCTGAAGGTAATGTTACTGTAACTGTGTTACTTGAAGTATCTATAAATAACTTTTGTCCACCAAATGCGTTTGCTGTTGATGCTGTTATTGTTGATGCTGACCATCCTGAACTTGTTGTTTGTAGTGGATACCAGTTTGTACCATCAGTTGCTAAAAGAACTCTACCACCAGGCGCAATACTAAAAGTATTACCAGATGCACCCAGTCTCATTGTTATAGTGCCGTTTGCAGTGCCGTCATTTATAATAAATTGTATTCTTTCAACAGCTACTGTTTGAATAATAAAAGCCGAATTGTGTCCAAAAAATCTTATGGCTGCCTGTCTAACTTCGTTATTTGCTGCAACTACAGGTCCATTACTTGATGTTAAAGTAAGAGGGCTAGAAGCAGCCGCTAAATTTTTAGCATATACACCTGAAATTGATTCTTCAAAAGTGCTGCTAAAAGTACTGTTTGTGGTGTTACCCCAAGAGTTTGATTGTTCACCACTACCAATTAATTCTATTTTTAATCTAGTCGAATAAGTTGATGCCATTATGCCGCTTCTCCTTCAATTGTTCCTGCGCCCGTTGTCGATACCTCAGACCAAGAAGACCCTCCGGCACCAGTATTTGGTACGGCTGTACTTGGTATTGTACCCGCACCTGATGTTGATACATCAGAATATGATGCTCCTCCAGATCCAGTCGTGCTTATTGCCGTTCCAGATATCGTAGCTGTAGTTGTATCATCTACGTCACTAAATGTAAACGCAAAAAGACCATCGGTAGAACTGGTCATTGTATTACCTGTGACGTTTACAGCATAACCTAAATTTACACCATTTACTGATAAGTTGGCTTGTTGTCCTGTTACGTTTGCCGTCCATTCTGCAACTACAGAATTAACAGCAGCCGTGATTGTTTGACCAGATACAGCAGCTACAGGACTTAAATTAACTTGGGTACCAGTTATACTGATAGTATTTCCCATACCTGCACCATGTACGGTGCAGAAATAAGTTATGTTTCTAAACTCGTTGACAGGAGCAATATACTCGACTCTAGCTCCCGCCTGTCCAGGTGTACCTACAACAGTTACATTTGTATTATCAAGTGTTCCGTTTGCAGCAATTCTAAGTGGATGATTTGCATTTGTACCATCACTTTGATCAAAAATATATTTAGTACCAGTTACAAGGGATAAAGAAGGTTTTTGTACACCATCTATTACAAAAACATTTTGACCACCAGATTGTACAACGGTAACATCAAATGTTTTTTCACCATCATCTTTTAATACAGCAGCATCTAAATTAAATCCTGTTACGCCTGGTCCTGTTGCAACTTGTCCTACAGCTGATGTTATAACTTGACCAGTTATGGTTGGATCTGCATTTAAAAATATATTGGCTTGACTAAAGTTTAAAGCTACAGGTATTGCAAAACCTGTTTCAGATGCAATAACTTCATAACCTGTAGTTGCACCTAAGCTTACTGTCATTCCTAAACTGTTTGCTGGTAAATGTATTGTACCGTCAGCAAGGACAGTAGGATCATTTAATGTAACAGTTGTGTTAAAGTTAGCTTCTTGTGGAACAACCTGCGGTGTTACTGTTCCTTGTGTAAGTGATAAATTAAAACCGTTTACGAAGTGAGTTTTTTGTACCGAATATGCGTTGGATAAAGTGACTGTTAAACTTTGGCCCTGCAAAATAACTTTTGCATCAGGACTAAAACCCTCAGCACTAAAGGCCGCTTCAGCAAACGCGACTGAAGACAACATCGACATTATTTATCCTCTTTAAGTTTTTTTACTTCTGCTCTTAATTCTTTTATGGCTTCTATTAATAAAGGTACTATTTTATCGTAGTATACAGTTTTGTAATCTACGTCTAAATTTTCTATTTTTACGATAGGTGCTTCTGTTACAACTTCCGGTAATACTTTTTCTATTTCTTGTGCAGAGACTCCAACTTCCATGCCTTCTTTAAATGATCTACCACCATCTAAACCTTTAGCAACATCGTTCCATTCAAAATAATAACCATTTAATTGATCCACTTTGTCTAAAGCATTATCTATCTTGCCTTTAAAATCTTTTAATCGCTCGTCAGAACTATATGCTGTGATGTTTGAACTCGCCGAAAAGGATCCCGAATATGAGCCAGACATTGTAAGTGTACCAGTAGAAGTAATTGTACCACCAGATAATCCGTTGCCTGTTGCAACAGATGTAACGCCACTTGATGTTACGTAACCTGCACCGTTTGTAAGTTGGTTGTTGTTACTAGGGATAGTTGGTGTGCCTGTTAAACTTCCATAAGGCAAAGCACCTGCTAAAGTTGTTGCTGTTAATGTTCCTGTTACATTTACCCCACCACTTGCGGTTGCAAGTTTTGAAGAACCATTATGATAAATATTTACTGCTCCACCATTAACTGCACCTAAATAAGTTGCAGAGTCATCAGCATTATTTAAAGTTAAATCGTTGCCTTGTAGTTTAAGATTGCCAGTTCCACCATCCACTACTCTGGAATGGTTGCCATCATGATAAATTTGTAAATCACTACCAGCACCAAATATAGCTTTTCCACTATCAGGTAGTTTAATGTCACTATTAACTACCAAAGCACCTTGAGCAGACATATCAAGTGTAAGTGCTGTAATACCTGTGCCACCATCATTACCATTAAATTTTATATCTTTGTCTTGAGTTGCATTAGAAATAACAAAATCAGTAGAACTATTTGCAAAAGATGCAATTTGTGTTCCGTCATCTTTAAATCTAATTACTCCATCACCAGAGTCTAAAGTTAATTCACCTCCAATATCTAAAGCAAAACTAGAAGCATGAGCAATATCGCCTGTCATTGTACCACCAGCTTTTGGTAAAGCTGCATTTGCTGTTGTAACAGTGGCTGACAAGACTCCATCTCTGGTTGCAATATCTACACCATCAACCGTGCCACCAACAATAATATTACCAGCAACATTCATGTTATTAGAAGAATCTTCTAATATAGCTTTAGATGCAGGGAGCGTACAAAACACTTCTTTTGTACCTGCACTGAAAGTTACTTTGTTTGTGTTGTTATCTGAGTTTGATAAAACTGTGTCTCTAGAAAGAGTGTCCGGTGTAGCATTTGTAACTGTTCCTATTCCTACTTCAAATTCTGCACCACCTTCTGCTGCAATACAATAATAAGTTTGATTGCCATCTCCTATTCTTTCAACAAAAGATTCAAAACCTGTTTTTGCTCCGCCTAAATCGACAGTTCCTTGTCCTGTAGTTGTGGTTGTCTCTTTGACTCTATCATTAATAGCAACCATATTGTGGCTCCTATCCTAAACGAATTATCTCTGATCCACCACCAGCTGCTGGGAATTGAATTGTAAATGTACCGTTAGAGGCTGTAAAGTCACCACCAAACGCTAACACAACAACAGCATCATCAGTTGGAGCACCACCATCTTGTCTGTAAATCAAAGCACCGTTTGCAGTAAATGATGCACTTGTCCAAGACACATCTGCAAAATCAGCAAACGCTGTTGTACCAGACAATGTAACAGTTGGAGAAGTTAAGGCTTTACCACCTGCTGAGTAAGCAGATCCTGATGAGTTTGATACTTCGTTTGAAGATGAGTATGCAGTAGTCGCAGCTCCTAAAGTTGCTGAGGATGTATATAGCGCAATGTAATAAGCGACACTTCCTGTGCCATCAAAGTCGTGATTTCCTTTTAGTAGTTCTCTTTTAAACACACTACAAACTGCTTGTGATATTGCCATAATATTCTCCTATTAAGGGTTATTAGATGGTATAGGAATACGGATACTTCCGTCCCTATATTCATCTCTTCTTTTCTTACCTAATTGTTCTTGTGCAAGTGATGATATAGCTTCTTGATAAGAGGCTTCATACACTTGTTGATCTTGTGGAGCCTTCAAGAACTTAAACGCTTCACATAAGCAGGCATATAATAAAACAGTAGGAGCATTTACGCTGACCCATGTTTTGGTATTACCGGTACCTAAGCCTGTTGGTTTTTTCGTAATACCTATCTCAAATTTATACACTGCATTGGGCGTAGGTGCAACGACTATTGTGCCCATATCCCAGTTAGCATAGTATCTAGGTATAGCAGTTGAAGCTACCTCTGGAGTATCATAATACTCACTCATAAAATCTTGATCCACTCTAACCAGATCATGTCTCTGTTTTGTGCCAGAATCTGTATAAATTGTTACATATCTAATGGTAGCAATGTCATCCAATTGCGGTGCGCTGGGATCAGTGGCGTCGTTACCTGGTAATTTTACAAACCTGTTACCAGATGCGGTATTACCGTTTACATAAACATTGTCATTATTTAATTCAATAGCTCTGAATATTCTATATTCAGCATGTTCTATAAAATCGTTAACAATAGTATCAGTTAGAACCTGATTGTCTGTTTCTGTGTAATCTCTAATTTGTGTTACTAGTTCTGCGTATGTTGTCATGCTAATATTGTAACAGGTCCAACTGATGCCCTGTCCCTTCCAAATTTTAATATACCACCACTTTCATAGTATTTAAAGCCTTTACCTCCAGCGGCTACAAATTGATCAATATAATCAGTTCTATCATCAATCAATATTTTATTTGCCCCACCATAAGGTCCTTTATTAAAGTTTGTAGTATAATTTGTTGCTGCAGGGGCTCTGCCAATACCTGATCCAATAGTTCCAAAGTTTGATGTAACCCATGCATTCTTTTGGTTTGTTATAGAACTAGATGTAGTTGACGACAAAACTTCCCATGTACCATTTTTAGCTATAACTAAATCTATTAATGCATCTGCTTCGGCTCTCTTAGCTAGGTTTTGAAAGTAAGTTGATGGCGCCGCTGCAATGGCTGCTTGTTCAATAGCTGGTGACATGTTGTACCAATCACCCCCAGAGTCTAACAAACCAGCACCTGTTGCGTAAGTTGCTACTGCTTGATAATACTCAGTTAAAGTTCCATCTAAATCTACATAAACTGTTGTTGTTCCAGGGGTGCAATTATCTGTTAAAAATTTATCTAGAGTATCATTAGGACTAAAAGAAAAACTATCATTATCTATTTTTGTTACTATGTGTCCTTGTGAAACATTTATATTACCCGCTGTGAGTCGTGATACTTGTGGATACTCAGGAAACTTTGCTTCTGCACTTCTAAATCTTACAATGTCTCCGTTAACAAAACCATGGCCAGGATCATTTACATTTACAATTATAGAATCTCTAATTCCTGAACTAAAAGCATTGTTATTTAGTAAGTGTGGAACTGGTGGTTCTACTCTGTCTGGTCTTGCGTTTTGTAAACCTTGTGCATCCCCTTTTTGTACTTTCGGTTCTAGTTGTGGATGTTTCGGTTCAAATTCAGACTCGTGTACAAAAGAACCATTCCATTCTCTACGCATTTCTGTGTATGGAAACTCCATACCGCTTCTATCAGAAATGGCTTTTGATTTTTTACCTGTAGCAAAATTAGACATTTGGGTAATATGCCTGTGGAGTTATAAATGTGCTAGAAGATGATCCATCTTCTGCTAACGCTCTTTGCAATTCATCTTCATATAATAATTTCATTTGTTGTACTAATTCTGGTTTTACTTTTTGACTTAAATAATAAGAGAGACCTGCTGTCATGCAAGGCACAAACCTATAAGGAACATCAGCTGTATTACTATAACCACCTGCATCTTGAATTCTTTTTACAAAATAAATTGCAAGATCTTTGGCTGCATTAGTTGTGTCTGGTGTTGGATATACAGTTAATAATGTGTGATCTATAAACCTTTGCACGTAATATTGCGAAGGAGATCCTTTTGATAATTTATTAGATAATCCAGAGTATGTTGATCTATTTATTTTTGTAAGAGCAGAATCACTTTGGTTCGTTGTAGCTCTGTTGTCTCTTAATGCTGCTTCTAAGACATCGTCAACTCCGTATATCCCATTTGTGGGAGCAGTAGTTGCACTTGTACCGTCTGTAGCGCTTCTAAAAAATTTATACTCTGCTTGTCCCTCAACTAAATCAATATTGGTTTTATCTATTTCCCAATAGTGCAAACCTCTGTTAGCCCATTCTTGAAACATTATATTTAAAGAACGTCTTGCTGATTTTAATTGATAACCGCTTACTGATTTAACTCCAACTCGATCGTAAGATTCTTGTATGACATCGTCAATTAAGAAACCACTTTCAAAAGTAGTTGTTCCTGATGTTGCCATCTAACCCCCTAGTTAAATGTTACAGTAACACTTGGCGTAGCTGTTAAATCTAAAAAACACCCGGTTTTAAATTTGATGCCGCTTCCAGGAATAAAAATCTGTAATCCTTCTGTACCAAAAGTAAAAGTATGAGCTGTTCCTGCTGCTGAAGTATTGTCATACAATACAACAGTTGAACTTGCTGCACCTGCTGCTTGAATAGATGTAACTCTACAAGGCCCTGTAACTAATTGTCCATCGGCTGTTGCATTAGCTGTTCTTTGGTCTGATGTGAATGATCCTCCACCTGCCATAATATTCTCCTCCTAAATTAGCGGGGCCGAAGCCCCGCATTTAATTTTGTATTAAGCTACTGTTGCGCCGTTTACTGAAGTAGCGACCCAGCCAATAGCGCTGTTCCAAACTAAAGTAACTGATTCAGCTACTGCATCGAAAGTGATTGTAGTTCCATTTGCAAAAGTAGTTGGAGTTAAAGTTCCATCTCCACCGTCAACAATCATATTAACGATTTTCATTTGTCCTGAAGTTGTACCATCAGCTAAAGTTAATGCATTAGCTCCAGTAGTAGTTAACTCTGTTACTAAGTTAGTTAGATCAACTGCACCAGCACCAGATAGTTCCTGAACTCCACCTCTGATAGCTTTGCCGTAAGCCGCATTACTAGTTATAGCACCAGTACTTGCGCTTTTTGTTATGTCTTCGAAACCGTTCTCTGATCTGACCGGTCCTGAAAAAGTAGTTGTACCCATTTTATATTCCTCCTATTTATTAACACAGTCGCGAGGCCGTCTGGTCAAGTCTGTGTTTCTTTGAATATACGCTTTTAATTTAGTGATTGCAAATAAAAAGGGGCGCCGAAGCGCCCCTTTAAATTGGTTTATAACCTTAACGATTATGCACCTGGAGATCCGAAGATACCTCTAGGATCAGAGAAGCCGAAGCTGTATCTTTCCCTAGCTTTATATCTAACGTTACCAGTTTCAAAATCGCCTTCCATGGCAGTTTTGATTGGTGCACGAACCATGTGTTTCATTCCGTTAGGAACGTCTGTCTTAATGAAGAAAGACTCTGAATCAGCTAGGAAGTTATTTACCACAAATCCTTGTGGTATCATTCCCATTGATTTCATAGCATTCAAATCATTATCAGCAGTACCAACTCTGTTGGCAGATTTCATGATTCTTTCAGCTGCAAATTGCTGAGCTGGGTGAATGATTAGTTTCATTCCCTTAGCAGCAATCTTTAGTCCACGCTCATCCGTCATTTTAGCAATGTCAATTAAAGACTGCTCTAATGAAGTTTCAGACAAATCGGCTGGTGTGCCTAATTCGTTTGCAAACGTTCCAGCAATTACTGGGTGGTTAGTTGCACAAAGTGCAACACCGTCACCACCTGTAGAAGTAGTGAAAGCTCCATCTAGAATTGCAGCAGCTTTAAGTTGCTTAGTTTGAGCCATAGAACGTGCTAGTGCTTTCGTATAACGAGTTGAAATCTTATCATACAAGTTATCTTCAACAGCTTCCTCAGTAATAGAGAAAGCGAGAGCGATTGTCTCATGTTGATATCTTGCAGTGTAAGTTTCCTGCGCGCTATCGTAAACCACTGCTGCGCCTTCTGACTTAACGGCAGCTTTGTCGAAACCTGATAACATTACTTCTTCTTCGAATGCTCGATCAGAATTTTCTGTATCATAAATTTCAGCGTGTTGGTTTTCGTAGTTTTTGTACTCAAGTCCAAATAATGCATTTAGACCTGGCTCTAGCTCTTTTGCTAGTTGTTGTCTTGATATAGCCATGTGTTACCTCCTGCTATTATTTGTATTTGTGTTCGTTAATCAAAACATTATAAACAACATTAGCGCCGTTAGTTCCGACTGTATCTCGGCCTTCTTTTTTAGAAAAGCCTACGATTCTTAAGTTGTTTCCAGTTCCAATATCACTTGAATCTAGTTCTGATTTACTTACA